TCAGACAGGTCGGGTTGTTCACATTGAGTTTTGGGATAAATTAAAAGCAACAGAGTTATTGGGTAAATTTGAAGGTGTGTTTAAAGACACTGTGAAGCATGAGCATGGAATAGATGGAAATTTAGCTGCGGTATTATTAGCGAACGCGGAGGCTCGTGCGATTGAAGCCAGTCGTCCGGTTGTGCCGCAGGTGTTGATTGGAAGGGAAGTTATATGATTGTTTTACGGTGTAGGTTTGATGATGCGTTTTTCATGAGTGTTGTCGATGTTGTGAAGGCTAAGGGGTTTCGTGCAGCGGAGAAGTCGTTGCTCGATGCTGGGTATAAAGATTCGGTTGTGAAAGCACTGCTCCGGCGTGTGATGAAGCGTAACGCATGGTAAATGAAATAATGAAGTACCGTGATCAGATGATCAGATCGCTCCGGCGGTATGGTCGGGATCAGTCGTGGTGTGAGGATATGTTTAACGATGCGATCGTGAAAGCGATGGAGTATAAGTTACCTGTGATGTCCGTTAAGACTTGGTTTCGGCGGGTGATGCACAACGGAGCGATTAATAATTTACGGCGTGATCGGTATGAAGAACTGTTGCCGAATATGTCAGTCGTAGATCCGAGGTTATCGTTTGATTTGGAAGGATTTGAAACGATACTGACACAGCATCTGAAGGGTCAGCAGTTACGAGTCGTGTGGATGGTAATGATTGAATGTATGACGATGGTCGAAATATCACAGCAGACCGGATGGAATTACGATACAGTGAAAGCGAATTATCGGCATGGGTGGTTGAAGGTCCGTGGAATATTAAGGGAGTGGTATGTATGATTATATATAATGATTTGCATTGGTTTAACAAGGTCGGAATGAATGATGTCAGTGTTGATGATGCTGATTTATTATTGGGCGACATTATTGATATGGCAAATGTGAGTAAAGATCAGAAAGAGCAAGCGCGTGAATTATATTTCAGATTACGAGCGAAGCATCTGAGTAAGTATGTCGAGGGAAATCATGAACGTGTCGGAGTTATTGTTCGTTGGTATGAAGAAGACGGATATATATTTGCCCACGGTGATTTAGAATCTGATCCTGACCGATGGGTTAAGTATCGTGATAAACCGTGGGGTGCTGGATGGTTTAAGCGGAATATATTATCACGATTGATCAGTGAGTTTGAAAGTATTATTGATCGTAAACCGAAGTTGCAGTTTTTAGATAATGCCGCAGCGTTAGCGAAGTTACAGAAGTGTCATACCTACGTTTGCGGTCACTTTCATCCCAAGGAAAGAATCACGATGATGCACGATGGGATTCGGATTATAATTTTACCGAGGGGTAGAAATGTCATATAGCGATGATGAAATTCGAGCGTTCGGTCAGCTATTAGATAAATACCGATTCGATTTAACGAAGTTGGTTTATATTATTTTTCCGTTTGGTGAAGTCGGTCACGACATGGAAGCGATGAAGCCGTACTCATGGCAGATGATTGAGTGGAAGCGCATGAGTGTTCACCTGATGAATCCACTGACACGATATCTGCCGTATAAGTTATGTGTATCGTCTGGTAACGGAGCAGCGAAGACTGCGTTCGGTGCAATGACGTATTTGATGTTGATGTACACGCAGCAGGTGCGGGGTCGTATTACAGCGAATACTGAACCGCAGATGAAGTCTGTTGTTTGGCCGGAGTATGATATCTGGTGTGGACGTGCACGGTATTTCGATTTTTTCTTTGAGAAGTTTGGGACGAGTATTAAGTCGCGTGATGTGAAGCACTCAGAGACATGGCGGTTGGATGCGGTGACGTGGAGTGAAACGGCTCCGGCTGCGATGTCAGGATTACATAATAAAGGGAAAGCGATCCTGTTGATATTTGAAGAAGCTGCGGGTATTCCGTCAGTGATCTGGAAGTATGCCAATGGTGCGATGACTGACGTTGATACGATTAAGATATGGCTGGCGTTTGCGAACTCGGATGATCCTGAATCACAGTTTGAACAGAACATGAATAATACGGACTGGCGCAGTCTGCGAATTGATACACGTTCACTGGAACACGTCTCGAAGGAATTTGTCGCAGAACTGTTGAAAGAATGTAATGGAAATGAAGATGCAGATGATTTTAGGGTGCGTGTGCGTGGGATGCCGCGAAAGTCCAGTGCTGACAGTATTATAAGTTTTGCACGAGTGCGCGATGCCTTGGACCGGACGATTGATCGCGATTCACTGCGTGAATTACCAGTGATTCTGACATGCGATCCGGCATGGACGGGTGGTGATGAGACGTGTATTTGGGTGCATCAGGGACCGTGGTCGAAGCTGTTAGAGAAATATAAATTAAATAAAGCGATGGGTGAAACGCACATCCTGACATACTCGCTGATGTGCAGGTACGAAAAAGATTATAAAGTGGATGCAGTATTTATAGATCAGGCGGAGGGTACAGCGATTTACACGATGGCTCACGCGCAGGGTAAATATAATTGGGAGCTGGTGAGTTTTTCTTCGAGTCCTAATGATGCGCCGGATTTCGCACAGTCGCAGTATCAGAATATCAGAGCACAGATGTATTACGAGGCCGAGAAACACTTGGCACATGGTGCGATTATCGAAGTTGATTTACCTGAATGGCGGGACCACGTTGAGAAACAGTTGTGCTGGACCAAGGGAATCAGAAATCGGACGACACTGAAGAAACAGGCCGAGGCCAAGGAAGAATTAAAGAAGCGTGTTGGGCAGTCGCCGGACGTTGCCGATGGATTTGTTCTGCGGTTTGCTAGACCAGTGCTTGATCGTTTGCCGGAGAATACGACCGAAGCGATGCGTGAAGTGTTTGAAAGTGGCGATAATGAAGAATATAGTCCGTATTCTTAGTTGACAACAGAGTTACATGGTGCAGAAATGTATTATGAGGTGGGAAAACTATGGCATGGTTTGAAGAAACTTTTGGTGGAGACTTGGCTCGTTCAGTCGATCGTGGATTTTTCAGCGAAGGTATTGAAGGGTTTTTAGATCCGCTGGGTTTGGTTAAAGCTGGAAATGATTACATGAATCCTGATAATTCTAAAGAAATTGCAGCACAACAGGCGGCACTTCAGAATCAGTTATTGACAGCAGCGAACCAAGTGAACTTAAAAGACATGCAATCCTCACAGGCGGCTTCACAGGCGTACACACAGAAGGCTCCGACTAATTCTCCGAATTTTTTAATGAACGCCAATAGCCGATCACAATCGAACGATTTTCTGGGGTTATAATGCAAAAATATAGTATTAAAGATTGCGAAAATTTACGGACTCTTTGTAAAGATGATTTTCGCAGAATTGAAGAAGACTGGTGTGAAGCGGCGATGTGGATGGAACCAGTCGGCGCAAAGATGTTGATTACAAAAGATTACGACAAAAGACGTAAGAATCATCACATTGTCGATCTGACTCATGTGATTGCACACCGATCATTCGTGGCCGGCTTCATGGAAGGTAATACCTCGACAACTCGTGCATGGTTCAAACATGCACATCCAGATCCAGATTTAAATACTTTTAAGCCAGTGCAATCTTGGATTGATAGATTTAATCGCAGGTCCCTTGAAGTGGCATCAAGCTCAAATTTATATTACGCACTTTCACAAGCGTATGGTTCTTATGGAACTGTGAACACTGCTTGTTTATACATTAACGAATTACCGCGTGGTCCACATTTTACGAACCTTGAGTCAGGAACATTCTATTTGATGAATGACGGTTTAGGTATTGCGAATGTTTTGATTCGTCACTTCCCATTGACTGTAAAAGCTGTTGTTGAAACGTATGGTAAAAAAGTAAACGGAAAATATGATTGGTCAAACTTCTGTGAGTACACTCGAAAACTTTACGAAGATGGAATGTACAATCATGAACTCTCAATTGTTGAAGTTGTAAAACCGAATGATCTTTTTAATAACGATCTACCTGAAGCTGGAACGAATCGTAAATGGATTTCGTTAACTTATGAGCTTCAGAATGATTCCGAATCTGGTACAGAAAAAGGATACAATTATACTACGAATAAAGAAGACGATAATCGTTTCTTGAAAATATCTCACAGTTTGCGAAAACCTTTTATTGCATTTAGAACTCAGACATCTGGGAATTTCGCATACGGATTGACTGGACCAACGACCAGTTCTTTAGGTGCGATTAAATCTTTAAATAAAAAAGCAATTAGTAAAGATGTGGCAATTGATTTAATGTTGCGTCCACCAATGCAGGGTCCGGCTTCACTTAAGAAGTCGTATCTGAATAATAATCCGAACGGTTATACGAGTTTGGATCAGCATGGATTTATGAATGGTGGAGCAAAACCGTTGTTCCAAATGAATCCAGCAATCATGACTTTAGATGCAGACATTATGGATCTGCGCCGCATGGTTGATAAAATGTTTTATTCTGATTTCATGTTATATTTATCTCAGAATCCAAAGACGCGAACTGCGGCTGAAGTAAATGCTATTTTATCTGAGCAGCAGTTGGTTATTGGACCGATGCTTCAATCGCTTGATCACACATTAAATAATCCACTAGTTGATTATTTAGGTGACTATGTGATGTTTGAAGATCCGTATTTGGGACCTCCGCCAGAAGAATTGGCTGGAGAATCTTTAAAGACAGTGTTCATTTCTGTATTCGCGCAAGCGCAAAGATCGGCAGACTTACCTTCGATTGATCGGTATATGAACATGATCATGGGTGCGGCTCAGATAAATCCGGCGATGTTGGATAAAGCCAACATGGACAGGTACGCTGATCTTTACGAAGATCGTTTGTATTTACCTGAAGGTCTGAATAGACCTCAAGATGAAGTGGACGCTCGTCGTGAAAAGAACGCAGCAGACATGAAACGTCAACAGGCTTTGACTGAGCAGATTCCGGCAATGGCTGGAGCGCAGAAGGACATGGCTCAGGCGAATCAAATCCAAGCTCAGGTGGGTCAGTAATGACACACGAACAAATCATGCAGAAAGAGCGCGAGGAGCGTTTAGAATACGATAACAATCAGCTTGCAATCCAGACGGTCATGGCAAGGCCGGACGGTAAGAAGTTAATTAAATATTTACTTAAGAGTTTGGACTTTGGTGGTTTTCCACCAACCGGACTTCAAGGGAATGATTTGATTGAGTATGTTGCATTTCTTCGAGCTGGTAATTCAATTTATAAAATGATTTTAGAAGCGGCCCCTGAACTTACAGGACAACTTATAACCGACATGGAAAAGGAAAGACAAAATGCTGAAAAGAAATTATATGCTGATGGATCAAACAACGGAGAACAATAGTGGCGGAGGCGGTGCTGCTCCGGCGACATCGACGACTATTCCGGCGACTCAAACGGAAGGGATTTCTGATAGTGCATCACTCGATCAAATGTACAAAACGCCTGTTGAAGAAAAAGTCGAACCAGAAAAACAACCGACACAAGAAGGAAAGCCGGACGAAGTCTCAGCTTCTGGATATGGAAAACCAGTCGAAGAAGCCAAACTTCCAGTCGATGCGAAAGTCACGCCCGAAGTAGTTGTTCCACCTGCTGATGCAGAGCCTAAAGTCGAGTTTAATTCTGAAGGATTAAATGATGATGGGAAAAAAGTTGTTGAGGCTTTTGCGAAAACTCACAAGCTGACAAAAGAAGTCACTCAGGCTTTTGCAGATCAATTGAAACTTCAGGTTAAAAGTATTGCTGATATTCAGACAGCTCAAGCTCAAGCGGCGGCAGATAATAAAAAAGCTGTACAGGCCGGATGGGAAGATGAACTGAAAAATGATAAAGACTTTGGTGGTGAAAACTTTAAAGCAAACATCAAACGTGTCGACACAGTTCTTGAAAAGTTATTTCCGCATACTAAAAACTTATTGACAACTAATAAGAGTATGCTGCCTCCTAGTATTATGAAAGATTTTTTAACTGTTCATAAACTCATGCTTAGTGGAGAAAGTAACATTGTTAATGGTCAAAACGGATCTGTTGATTCTAATGATACAGGTGCATTTTTAAATTCATTTTATAAAGATTAATTCGCCAATTTTATAACTATAGGAGGTTTAAATGGGTGTAAAGGGAATCGGTTTTGTAACATTGTTAGATGTTGCTAAACGAGGAGACAAAGTCGCGGAAGTCTTGATGCTTGAGAACTCAATGCTGAAAGATATTCCATATACAGAAATGAATGAAGGGACAATTCATAAAGAATCAATCCGTTCATATTTGCCGAAACCAGTTTACCGTAAGGCCAACCAAGGTCTTAAGGCGCAAAAAACTGGAACAGAGGAGCGTACTTTTTCTGCTGCTCACTTTGAATCACGTTCGCAAATTGAGAAATCAGTTGCTGAGCGCGGTGGAAAAGAGAACATCAAAAAGAACCGTTGGAACCAAGCTATGGGTCACATCCAAGCAATGGCCAATGAACATGCTTCTTTGATGATTTACGGATCGCCAACAGGTGGTGGTGATAAAACTCATGGCTTCATGGATGTTTATCACACTGTGAATCCTTCAGTGAATACTTCACGTCAATTAGTTGATGCTGGTGGTGCTGGTGTTGACAATATGTCAATCCTATTAATCAACTGGGGTCCTGAAAAGATTTTCGGTATTTATCCAAAAGGTACTCAAGTTGGTTTGAAACGTACTGATTACTCAGAAGGTAAATTAGTTCAGTTACAATTACCTGATGCTGATGGAAACTCATCTACATATTACGGCTACGATGAAATTTTTGAATTAGACCACGGTTTAGTTGTAAAAGATTTCCGTCAAGGTGTCCGTATTTGTAATATCGACGTGTCTGAGTTAACTGGTGGTACAATTTTAGCAGCAGCTTTAATTGACTTGATGATTACAGCAATTTACAAACTTGATAAAATGGAAGGCGCAGTGTTCTACATGAACAGAATCGCTCACGCTATTTTACACAAACAAGTTCGTAAAGACGTGATCAACGGTGGTGGCTTGACGTTTATGAATTTCGAGGGCGAGCAAGTAATGTCATTCAATGGCTTACCAATCCGTATCGCAGATTCACTTTTAACTACTGAAGCACGAGTAGTATAATCTAACTGAAAGGAGATTAAATATGTTTCACGATATTCAAAATACAATGCAAGAAAAAACAACTTTAGCTGGCGTAAGCACTGATGTGTATGACACTGGTAAAGTTGGAGGTTCTGATTTATCAATTGGTGAATTGATCGCTGGATTAACAGTCCCGACTGAAATCACTGGTGCTGGAACACTTATTGTCGAGATTATCCAATCAACGACAAGTGCAATGGCATTACCGGATATTTTGGCAACTCGAACAGTGACGTTGGCGTTAACAGATGTTGATAAATTAATATCTTTACCGTTACCACAGGAATCAATTACGAAGCAATTTTTAGCACTTCGCTTTTCTGGAACAGCAGTTCTAAAAGGTAATGCTTATTTTGTTCCGGAGAAGGAAATCCCTGCTGGTTCAACTAAGCATTTCGATAAAGTTTACCCATCATTATAATCGGAGAATTGAATGTTAAAGCCTAATTTTTTTAATAAAGGAACTCCTGCAGCCCCAAAAGCTGCAGGACAAAAGTCGAAGCAACTTGTACATGTTGAGGCGACTAAAACTGGATGGTATGATAATAGGAGAATTGAAGAAGGTGATAAACTTCACGTTCCTGAAGATTGTATTTCCAAAGTTTGGATGGAAGTAATTGAAAAATTACCGGAACCTGAACTACCTTTAGATTTAGAAGATACTGAAATCGTTTAATGATCGGAGAATCAAATGTTCGACAAAACAAAAATATTCAATTTAGCTTTGGCGGCGTTGTTTCTTCAGAAGCGAATTTCAAATGCTGAAACAGACACATCAACCGAGACGTTAAGTCTCGGTGTTGTTTGGGATACAGCACTCCAATCTGCTTTGCAGGAAATGGATTTGGATTCGACTTCACAATCATTTGCACTCGAACTTATTAGCACTGATCCGAATGAATTGTGGCTTTACGCCTACAAGTATCCGGCAGACGCTGTATTGATTCGACGTATTGTTTCATCAATGGTCACGGATGATTCATTAGATCGAATTAATTTTAAAACCCAGTTACTCAATGGTCAAAAAGTTATCATGACAAATCAGCAAGAGGCGTTCGTTGAATATATTTCAAAGGATACACCGATTGATACATTGTCTGCAGAAGCAGTTTATTTCATTGCTTTGCGATTAGCTAAACTTGCGGCCCCACTTGTTGTTGGGACCAATTCTAAAAATGTTATTTCAAATTTAAACGAATCATACACAATGGCCCTTCTTGACGCTCAACGAAAAGATAGCATGGAAACTCATGTGTATCAACCGGAGTGGGCAAGATCGGAGTTTGCGAAAGCGAGATTATCATAATGAGTTTTTTAAAAAAAACGAGCTTTGCATCTGGTGAAATTGATCCATCACTTCACGATCTTACAGATGTTAAATCATACTATAGTGGTCTGAAAACTGCGCGAAATGTTACAATCGGAAAGACCGGAAGAATTTTAAATACTGCCGGAACTTGGTACTACGACGACACTGCATCGAACGATAAAGGGATCAGAGTTTATGTCCCTGAGATTGCAAACACTTCAGCAATTTCAACTCCACACTTTTTTGAGTTTGGAGAAGGTTATGTCAAAGTTAATTTATTAAGTGAAATTAAAGATCAAAATTATCGAAGACCAATTGCAGTCCCTATTATTTCACAGGTTGGAAGTTTTTATAATGCAGATGATTTATTAAATTTAAGATTTGCAACGATTAAACGTGATGATGGAGTCTTCTGGACCTATGTCGCATGTAAGGGTAAAAGGCTTGAAGCATTTACTTTTAATGGTTCAACTTTAATTCGTGATTCTAAAAATGGAATCTTCGGAGTACCTGTTGATTATCCACAGGTTGCTTATATCGCTCATCCTCCGATACCTGTAATCCCTTATGTTTTTCCTGCAGACGTTTATATTAAACACAATGTACCTAGTGCCGGATTAGGTGGAATGACAACTCGATTCGGACATGATGTTCAATATGGTGTGACTCTATTAACTGATGACGGTCAAGAATCTCCAATCTATCAGATTTTTAATTATATATCTTCTGACAATGTGTTGACGTCATCTATAAAGTTACCGACAGGTACAGAGTTAACAGGGTTTTATATTGAACAAATTGGATCAGTGATATCAAAGTATTCATCTAAGGTTATTCAATTTAATATTTATCGAAGACCTATTTATCAAGCAGGAGTTACATCAGACGGTAAAGGTTTCTCTTGGGGTCTAATCGGGCAAAGTTCTATTTCTGGATCACTAGGTGTATCGAACAACACAGCATTAAAAATCGGTTTCACAGATTTTGGTCAAGTCGCAGATTATTCAAATCCTCCACCTGAACAATCTGTTGATGTAAATAAGTTTGTTGTTGAAGTTGGTGCACCTACACCGACCGCAGTAAATCGCTTTTACACAAACATTGAAAATGTAATTGCATACCAAGGAAGACTTATGATGATTGCTGAGAATTATATTCTGGCAAGTAAAGTAAATCATCCGAACTATTTTTTACGAGATTTTCCAATTACTGAAACAACAAGTTTTACATTACAAGTTGGAACATCTGGTAAAATCTTTCATGCAATTGAATCCAATGGTCTGATTGTTTTTACAAGTGAAGGAATATTTTATGGAGGATTTGATTCTCCAGTTTCATCTGTAAATCCAATTGTACCGAAACGTGGTAAATTAATTATTGATGAAACTGTAAAACCGATCAATACACCTTATGGTGTATTTTTTATCGACCGCGCAACTAATTCAATTAAAACTTTAGATTATAGTAATGACGCAAAAGCTATGAGTGCAGAGGACGTATCGCTATTCAGTGATCACTTATTTTATTTACGAAAAGTAATGAACTGGGTTTTCAAGGAAGGTAATGACCCTCACTTAGAGGTCGTCATGGATGACGGCGCAGTTCTCCATTTGTCTTATAATAAATCTGAAAAGATCATGGCATGGACTCGTCATGACACTCTGGGAACCTACGAAGATGTTGAAACATATTTCGACACATCGACAGGGCAATCACATTCGATTTATATTTTAAAGCGTGGAAGTCTTTCACGTCAGATTGAAATTTCAAGTCGTAGGATTCTAAAAGACCTGTTCACACGCAGATCCTTTTCACATGCTACAGTCAGGTATGAAAATGATTATCTTTCACCGGAGACTGACATTAGTTTAGCACTGACGACAACTTCGTGGTCAGATCCATTGATTTGGCCTTCAGCATTTGTCGGAGCTTATCACACTGCTCGTGTTGGTAAAACTTTTATTGCGTACACCGCAGATCGAAAAGAGCGAGTTTATTTAAAACTTCTGTCTGTCGTATCTGGTACATCGGCGACATTCATGCCAGATCGAGAATTACCTTTAACATTGCGATCATTAAGTGTGCCGAGAATGTTTCACATTATTGAATGTCATACTCAAGTCACAGGTCTTGTTCACCTTGAAGGTAAAAAGGTTTCAGTGGTATCAGACGGTGATGTTTTAAGTTCGCCAAATAACGACCACGTTGAAACGCAACCTGCTCAGGTTCTTACAGTTGCGGCTGGTGGTATATTAACTTTACCAGAACCAAAGGGTGAAACGATTGTCGGACTCCCATATATTTCTGATATTCAGACACTTGAAATTGACAATAAAAATGGTTCAGATTTAGTGAACACTAAACTTAATAATAAGATTTTTGTTAATTATTCTCGGACTCGCGGGGGTTATGTCAGTGGTAAATTTCCACCGCATATTGATAATGAAAATATTGTTGAACTGGATGTCGTCAAAGGTATGGAAAATGCAGATGCTTGGAATCGTTTTGATTCCATTAACTTTCCACTATCAGATAAAACAGTGCGTAGACATTACTCAATTTACAGTGATTATCAAGCAAATGGTTCGATTGCGATCAGACAGGTTGACCCACTTCCGTTAGAGGTTGTATCAATTGTACTGGATATTGTCGGAGGTTAAGTGGACATTATAAAACTGGACTTTTCGAGCTGGACCAAAGTTGAAATTACAAATTTTATTTTAGGGTATGAAGTGGAGCTGTTAAAAGTTCCGCAAGTTTCCATTCCTGTAAAACATTATCATGCGCATAACGTGTACGCTCGCGAGGTTGAAATTCCAAAAGACAACGTAGTGACAGGTTCACTTTTTAATCATACTCACATTAACATTCTGAGTAAGGGTGAAATGTCAATACTTTCGATTGATGGTGGAGTGGTTCGAGTTAAAGCTCCCTTCACTGTTGTATCCCCCGCCGGAGTCAAAAGACTGGCTGTGACTCACGAGGATTGCACATGGACAACGATCTTTGGAACTTCGGAGAAAGACGTTGATAAGATCATGAATACATATACAGTTAAATCTGTGGAGGATTTAGTATGTCTGGAATAATTGCAGCCGTTGGGATTGGTGCAGCCGTTTCGGTTGGAACTGCGTACATGCAGTCAGAGCGACTTAAAGCTGATGCTAAATTTCAAGAACAAATTGCTAAAATAAATGCTCAACGTGCAGAAGTCGATGGTGCTGAAGCATATCGTCAAGGTATTGGAAGTCAGACAAATGCGATCGGTGACATTGAAAAAATTAAAGCACAACAGGAAGCTGCGATTGCATCGAGTGGTGTAAACACTGGCAGTGCGATTGGTGATTTAGTAAGTGAATCTAATTTAAATGCTTCGATGAATTTATTAGACATGGAACAACAGGCATTTAACAAACGACTTGGATTTCAACGTGAAGCCCAAGGTATTCGCGAGCAGTCTGTTGTTAATCAAAAAACTGCTCAGACTCAAGCTGATAGTACGATGTTGTCTGGGTATGCTTCTGCAATTCAAGGTGGGTTAAGTTTATATAAACCGAAAGCTGATAAGCTGAGTCCGAAAAAAGATCCGACTTCAGGTTATTGGAATCCAAAGTAAGGACTGACAATGCCGATTACTATTCCACAAATTAAAAGAACGAATCCGGTTGGTCAAGAATCAATCGGTCGAATCACGACAAACTATTCTGCACTCCAAGAAGCGCAGTCTAAACCCTTGGAAATTATTAGTAAGACAGTTTCTAAGGTTGCTGATAATTATGTTGAGCAAAAACAGAAAGCTCAAGAGAGTTACGATAAGTTAAAATCTAAAGAATTTAAAAACCTAGCAAGTCTCGAAATGGAAGAACAGGTTGCTAAGTTTAAAAACCTCCCAGCAGGAGCAGACCCGACTCAGCATCAAAAAGACCTTGAAAAATCAATGATTGAAATTACTCAAAAATATAGATCAATGGACGGACTCAACAATGGTATTAGAGTTAATTTAGAATCTGACTTAAGTGATTTAAATGTTTCATATGGTCGTGAAATCATTGTTACAAACGCGCACAAAGGTCAGCAGTGGAAGCAGAGTGTTTTGAATACCACTTCTTCAAACTTACAATCTGAAATGAACAACACAGTATTACTAACTGACTTTACTAATCCTGCATCAGTTGATCAAGCAAAGAGGAAGTTGGATGAATTTACTGCGCTATACTCTGACCCAGCAAACATCGAAACAATGGGTGATAAAAGTAAAATATTGGACAAGCGCGGTAAAGCTGTCGATCAAACAGTTCAGTCACTTTTAGCAATTAGAAACATTAAAGGTGCAGAGGCATGGCTTCAGTTGGCGGGATCAGATATTTCTTCTGAAATTAAAACAACAACTTACAAGAAAATTGAAGACGCAAAAAATGAAGTTTTCATTGCGTCAAGTGCTCTTAATCTTTTAAATAAAAATCAAAGTGAAGCAAATAAAGAAATTCAAAAATATAAAAAAACAAACCCTGTGGTCGGCGACAGAATTGAGCAAGCCTACTTTAACAATCTTAGTCAAAGGTCTACCATTAGAAACAATGACATACAATCTTCGCTAAACTTAATGACAATAAAAATGACAGAAATGCGAAATAATGGAACCCTTCCTGTAGACCAAGAGGCTGCAAGAAAAGATCCAGCGATCGCTCAAATCCTTGCTAATGTTAAAGATTCCAATGGCGTAATTGATGAAAAAAAAATCCAATCGGCACTAAGAACTGCAGGTGTTGGATTTGACGTTAGCCAAATGACTCCAGAAACACGCAACGAATTAAACGCCGCAGTTCGTACAGGTGATATAAGTGACCCTGTCAAATATAATCAAGATAAAATAAAAGACTTAATGTCAAGACTTCCAGTAAATGAGCAAAAAAAATTACTAGACACAATTGAAAAGCAAAAAAATGGTGACCTTTCTTCCGCTTATCAAAACCAAATATTAGATGGAGTTAAAGCTTCAATTCAGGCAAGTCGCTACCAAGGTAAAAACCCTCAAGAGTTCAATGCTCTTTGGAACTCAGAGTTTGAACCTCAACTTAAAATACTGATAAATCAGACTGTAAAAAATAAACAAATGAACCCTGAAGAAATTTATAAACTTCAGAAAGAGTTTACATTACAGGCCGAACAGACATTTGGTTCAAGATTGAAAAACATTAAAGTCAAAGGTAAAAGTGAAAGATCTAGTATTTTTAGATCGAGTCAAAACCAATCCTACGCCTCACCATCGCAGTTTAGTCCTGCAAACGCTGATGTGTTAAAAGGAAAATCACTAAAAGAAATGTTAGAAGCTACAAAACCAAAAGGACAATAATTATGATGTTTTCTACAGATGAAAATGAAGTCGATAAGACAAAAGCTATTGAGTCAAAAGACATTGCATTATCGACAGGATCTGATGAGTCTGAAATTTATAACAATTACGAATACGCTAAGACAGTAAATAAACCTGAACCAGTTCGTCTTACTCCAATTGTTCAAGACTATTCAGATCGTTCCCCTCAAAATGCTGCTGCAATAAAAGATGATCACAAAAGTCTTAGCATATTAGAACGTATTGGAGGGTCACTTAAAAGTTTTAATCGCTCAGACGAAAACAGAGATTTGAATGAAGAATATTTAGCCTCACTTCTCGATAAAACTCACCCAAACATAAGTTCAGTATTATTTGACAAGCGCGATGTGACACAAAGACTTCAGTACATTCATGAAAAAGAAAACGAAATGAGTCAGATCCCCGATTATGCACAAGGTAGTTTGACTCTTGAAGGGGTGAGCGCGTTATCAGGAATGGCAGGCGATTTAGTTGATACTGCGAGTGAAAATTACGGAAAGATTGCGGTAGGTGGAGTCGTAGGGCTTGGGTTATCAGCTATCCCTGCTACGGCAGTTAATGCTATCCCTATTGTCGGACAAGTCGCATCGGCTGCAATCGCAGGTTCAGGATTTTTAAGTGGTACAGCTTTAACTTATCACTCAATCAACGCTTTAAACATGGCAAAGACTTCGGCTGGAGCAGTCGTACGAAGTGCAATGATTGATAAAAATCCTGCGTTTGTAGGAATGGCAGATGAAGATTTAGCAAATTTAAGCCTTGGTGTTGGTGCGATTGCTGGAGGGTTAGAATTTGCTTTAACTAAAGGATATTCCGCTGCAAAAAAGCTGGGTCAAATAGTATCCGGTAAAACTGCAAAAACAGCACAACAAATGGTTTTTGATAAAATGGTTACAAATCTTTTAGATAATCCGACTTTAGCTGACAAATTAATTAAAGTCGGTAGAAACGTAGGACAAGGATCACTGATTAATTCAGTTCAAGATTTTGCTTCCTTTTACGCTGAAGAAGGAGCGAAAGATGGTAACTTCTTTGTTACAGATTACACTCCTGATCAATGGGTTAGACTTTTAGATCGACAGATTGTCGGAGTTGGAACATCTGTTGCAGCGTCTGGAATTGCTTACACTTACGGTTACGGGAAGCAATCTATATCTAACAAAATTGATAATAAGCGAAGTATTATTCAACGAGCTAAAGACGCAATTGTTCCACCGACTACAATAAAAGACCCAACAATAGTTCAAGCCGAAATCTTACTTAGTGAAAAACATACGCAAGATCATAGTCAACTACTATCACTTAAAGATAGTATTTTAGCGCATAATGAAGTTGAAAGTAAATTGACAATTAAAGACAGTGCTGTGATCGGTGAAATTAAAAACCATACTATCCCAATGCAAAACGTGTTTATCAATCCTGTAGATATAGAACACATGAGTGATCGTCAAAAAGCCCAGCTTGAGAAATCTCTTGGAATCACTCTTGGTGATGACGTAGTTCAAATTCCACTTAAACAAGCGGTAGATATTTCTAAAACTAATCCTGAACTTTTAGATCATATTGTCGCAGACGTAAGTCAAAACTCACTAACTGCGACAAAAGAGTTAGTAAATAGAGTCGAAGCCAAACGATCAAAACTTGAGATTTTAAAAAATAATTTAAAAAACAGTGTGGACCCAAAAGAAATAATAGCAATTCAAAAAAATATAACTGAAATTGAAAAGTTGTCAGATTATTCATACGACACTCGTGAAGAATATAAAAATAGACCAATGGTCGATTCAATGTATGAACACAACCTCGATCCTAAAGTCATGGCTGACATGGAGTCTGCTCGAAATAAAAGTATTCAGGAAGCTACTGATGCTATAAATGAAGAATCTCGAAAAACTATCAAGACTGAAATGAATGTAATGAACGAACATTGGGATGTTAAATCTGAATTAGATTTAAAAGATAATGATTCACGAATTGCAACATCTGTTAAATTTACAGATTCAAATTATAAACCAACAGGTGAAGTTGCTCAGGCTTTGAAAATTGCTTACCCTGAGAAAAACTTATCAGAACTAAAAGATGCACATCATGGGGTAAAAGAATCTTCACCGCTTGCTATTGACCCACGAACCTTACCTGAAGACTTACAACATTTAGCTCAAGATAAGCGACTTAAAAAACATGGAGTATTTAAAAAAGGTGGTTTCAATTTCAATGGTTACGATGAAGTTGCAAAAGCACTTGGTCATTCTGATGCTCAATCAATGTTGGAACATTTAACATACTCTGATACCAAACAAGAGTTATTAAATAAAATGTTTGAGAAGAATCAGTCTGATGCGTATGATGTTGCAGTTAAAAACTATTCACCAAATGAACAGACTTATGTTAATAAATTAAAAGAAGCGGGTAACTTAGCTTTAAAAGAGTTCAAACATCGAATGGAAAATAAACCCACGGGGGTTTTAAAACAAATTTCACAACTTGGTAAAAACATATACCCAAGTGATAATAAAAAATCATTATCTTTTTATGTGGACGAAGTAATTCAAGGAACAAAATATTCAGATTTACGGCCTGAAGTTTTTAGAAAAAATAATGAAAGTCATGGTCGAAAAGCTGCTGAACAATTATCGAAAGGTAATATTTTAGAGTCTACCAGTCACAAATATAGACAAGCATTTAATATTTTGTCTGAAGTTGAATCGTTCATTCAAAAGAAGTCTATTGATGGTAAACTGAAGTACATTAAAAAAAACATATTATCTTCTGATGGTATGCAGATACTAGATAAAGCTGGACCTAAATATATTGACATTGTTAACGAAATTAAAGACATAATTGATTTTAACCCAAAGAAAAATAATATTAACGCTCAACAACTTTTAGATTCAATCCAGTCTATGATTGGTAGACACGAGCAAGTAGATATTAACATTGATATTGTAAAAGATATAAAATTAAATGTTAGAGATTTGACAGTCGAACAAGTTCACAGTCTTGCAGACTTGACTCGCTCAATTTTTGAAAACGCAAAAAATAAAAACAAAATATCAACAGACAAAGCAAACGATAAGACTACTCAAACGATTGATAATGTGCGAAGTGAAATGACTTCAGAGTTGACAAAAAAACCTGGGTATGATTCGACAAGATATGATGATGCAGATATAGATAATGGGTGGCTTTCTAATCTTTGGACCAATAGTGTTCAAGAAAGTTTAGGTAAAGCATCAGCTCATTTTAACAGATTTTCATTTATTGCTGAAAAGCTTGGACCAACATTTAACAAGCTAATAGTCGATCCGTTGTTTAAATCTGAAAATCACTCCGCGTTTGTGAGAAAACAATTTAAACAAAAACTTGCAGAAAAACTTATTGCAATTTTACCAGACTATCGAAAGTTAGAACGTAACATTGTAGTTATTTCTGAGTTAGCTAAAATTAACAATGAGTCAGGTAAACAGCTTTTTAAAGACGGTAAAGTTACTGAAGCTCAACTATTATCTATTGGTTTAAATTCAATGAATGAAAACAACAGACAATGGCTTCGTCAAACTCTTGGAAAAAGTGATGTTGAAATTACTAAAATTCTAGAAACACATTTGACAGACAAACACTTTGAAGCAATTGCCGAAATTGGTAAATTTTTTGCCGAAGAACTAAATCCTTACCGTAAGGAGCAACTTAGAAAAAATAATAGAAATATAGCACCTGATAAAAAATTAGAAGGTAGTGTAAAGTTTAATGGAAAAGAATACAGTGAAATGTATTACCCTGTGATGACTAATGAAATGTTAATGAGTTCTGCAGAATTAATGTCAAACTCAATTGATGTAGGTAAAATGATGCGAGGTGATTATTCAAACGTAAATAGTCCGTTTACTGATACAACTTTTAATACTCACAATATTGAAGCAACTGGTGCTAGTAAATTTAGAAATCTAAGTTTTGATTTAGACATCATAGGTAGAACAATCGACTCAACTGTTCACGATAGTGTCATGTACCAACCAACATCGGATGCGTTGAAGGTTTTAAGTGATCCTGAAATTCAGAAGCACATTGTAAACACTGTAGGTATGAACAATTACCAGTTTGCTTTACTTGAGCCAATTGGGAGGCTTGTTAAAAATCAAACTTCTGATTCACACAAGGGCGCATTAAACACAATGTTAAAATATTTATATGGATCATCATCAGCTCACTTTTTGGGGTATAACAAAAACACACTGTTAAACCAAATGGGATCAGTACCTTTAATGGCTACTAACTTAATTCAAGGTGGTGATAATGGTATTAAATATTTTACTAACAGTTTAGCTAGGCACACCTTAGACCCTTTAGAAATGTACCGAACAATCAATGAGATTGTAAAAAGTGGTGACCCAGAATTTGTTAACAAATTTGAAAAAGAAATAGATTTAATTCCAAGTAAAATGAGAGAACTGTCAAATCTCCCTGAGAACATGACACTTGAACAATACAATAATGCTTTTCAAGAAACCATGAATACTGTTGTCGGTACAGGACTGACAGGATTAAGACACGTTTCGCTTTGGTTGAACACTGTCCACTTCGATGCTGCATACCAACAGGCCATCAATGGAGACGCTCATGGAGTTAAAGGTGGCGATTCCAACGCTGCACTTGAGTATGCCAATAAACAAAATCGAATGACGCTTGAAACAGAGTCAATTTTAGATCGTCCAAGTTATAGATATGAACCATTAGCTATGTTAATTGGAGGGTTCATGCTTAACCAAGGTAATTTAATTTATAACAATGTCGTTCACAGAGGTGTTGATAAAGCATTTGATTATCAGGCTAACATTACGAAAAAAGAATTTTTACAGGGCGTAAGCACGGCTCTTGCTGCGACAATGGCTGGGTCAGCATTGACGATGACATTGAAACAAGTTCTCTCTGAACAAGAAGACATAAGCGTTGATGAGTTCATAATTGAGTCAGGACTTAAAGATACTTTTGGGGCAAATCAGTTAATTAGAGATTATAAAAACTACGACAGACGAGACACTAGATCGTCGAACGTAATCGTACAAATGGGTCAGCTTGGTTCCAACATAATAAAAGGTCTTACTAAAAACATAAAAGAAGACGCAGATTTTACAGACAAACAAGCAGAGGATTATTCTCGACTTATTGGAATGATGACTGGAGCTATTCCGGCCAAGGGGGTCAAACTTTTTACAGGAACCGTCTTGGATTTGGTAGAACTTCTTGCTGACGCACCTAATGAGTTCCAATCAGACGACCCAGTAGTTCAAAACATAAACGCTGAAGTCACTAAATATAATGAAACTGAAACAGATCCTAGAAAGAAAAGAATTAACAATCATGTTATCAATTTAACTTCATCAAAAACTTTAAGAGATAATTCTACTGGAAATTTTATCACAGTGCGTGACTCTGAACTACCAGTTGAAATTACATCGGAAGATAATGCTGCAATCAAAGTAGGGACTGAAGTTATCAAGCAATATCGCAAGAACTTCGACCATACTAATACAATGATGGATCAATCTGCGTGGTCAAAGATTGTATTAAATTATCCAGAGCTGCACCTTCCTGAAGATATAAAAAAGTCGTCAGAGGGTGATCAATATAAGGCTGCTTGGAAGTATTATGGTGAGATAGCTGGTAAATTAAAGACCGCACACTTGGACGTAAGTCTTGATAATATGTACGCTGCGCAAATTTTCGGTGATAATTTTACAGCATTTGAAGACTTAAAAGGTACAGATCAGGTTGGGAATTTGACAAAGGGTACAGAGTTTGAAGGAACATCTATGACTAAGGATGAACTTTTAACCGCAATCCAATCTAATCTTGGTAAATTAGTAGAACCTTCAGTGAATATAATAACGAGTGAAAAATAAGTTTGACTAAACCCAGACAATACTCAAGGATTTAAACATGATCAATAATTACACCGACTTTGTAAGTTATTTAGGGAATGGAACGCAATCAATTTACACGTTTCCATTTCGGATTACAAAGACCGAACAGATCCTCGTTATGGTTTTCGACACGCTTTTAAACACACTGATTTTTTCTGAAAAGGGAAATGTTGGTGTAAATATATCGGCTGTTAATTTTGAACCATTGACAGGGACTGGATCAATTACATTACCTGCGAATCTTCCTATTAATCAAAAGTTAATTATAAAACTTTCGATGGAAGAAGCGAAACAGGAATCTCAATTTCGCGAACAATCAGATTATAAATTACGAAATATTGAATCAGCTTTAGATGCAGTAATTTTAAATGTTCAGCGGTTGTTTGAAAAATCTAAGCGCAGCTTTGGGTTTGACGATAAAGCCAGCTATACAGTCGGATTGAATACTCAGATTCCATTATTGCCAATACCGAATGGTATTCCGATCATGGATAATACAGGCACGAACATGACGATGATTGATTCTGCGACTTTGATTGCAGCTTCAGGTGCTGGAGTTCCTGCAGGTGGTTTGGATGAACAAGTTCTGGGTAACACAGCAGGTACAGCTGTCTGGAAAGATTATGCGTACAGCGGATTCTCAGCACGTTTCGGATCACTGTTTAATTCGACAAGTCTTAATGACACTTTAACTAAAATTTTAAACATTACATACGCACCTCCCACGATTTCATTATCTGGGACTGGTGCTACACTTCGTGAAAAGGGAACAGTCGTTCCATCAGTCACACTGACTGCAAATTACAACGATGTTTCAAACCCAATTGTTGCACCATTAACAATGCAGCGAAATGGTTTGGATATTTACACAAACGCTGCAGTAATTGCGACAGGTGGATCAGACGCTCTTGTGTACTCAACTCCGTTTTCAGACACCACGTCATTTACTGCCAAGGTAGGTGATGGTACGACTTTGGTTACGAGTAACACTGTTACATACCCTTTCGTGTATCCATATTACTACGGTGCAGGTGTAGCGGCTTTGACAAATGTTGGTATCGCAGCATTGATTAAACAAATCATCACTCAGACCAATACTGCTCCAAGAAATTTTACAGCAGCGAATGGTAACAAATTATATTTCTCATACCCAACAGCTTACCCAGCTTTGACATCAATTTTGGATGTCAGTAATTTTGAGACAATTACAGACTGGACAGCTCGGACAGTTATTATAACAGGGTTAGATGCGACAGCGCAGAGTTACAGAGTTTATGAATTTAACAATCCGGTAATCGCAGGAAGCTACGATTATACATTTAAAATTTAACAGGAGGTTTTTATGGGTATTCCATTAGGTTCGAGTTTTACAGTCAACGTAGGTCTTCCACTTGATGATCGTTTAGTTGTTTTAGATTTAACAGCGCGTGATGCGATCTTGGCCGGACGACGATATGAAGGTATGCAAGTTTATGTTAAATCTGACACGAACACTTACACCCTTAAAGGTGGTTTATTAAACGCATCTTGGGCTGTAGCAAGTGGTGGCGGTGGAGCTTCTTTTACTGGAAGCACAGGATACTCGACACGATTTAATGAAGCGATTGATGCTTCGACATTACAATTAGCTGTCGATAATATTTTAAAATTCGGGTATGTACCTCCGGCAATTTCGGCAAGTGGTGCAGGTTCTGGTACACTTCGCGAGCGCGGTGATACGCAACCAAGTGCTGCACTTTCTGCAACGACAACTAAAACATCACGCGACATTCAACGTGTGGAGTTCTTCCGTGGAGCCACTTCAATATTTGTAAGTGATCCAGTTGCAGCTCCAACAGGTGGATTAGTCAACTACACAGACAATACTCCATTCAGCAACAATGTTACATACACGGCACAGGTCACAGATATTGTCGGAGTTCCAGCGGCAACGACTGTGACAAGTAACTCTGTGAATTATAACTTTGTTTATCCATATTACTTTGGCGCAGGTGCGGTTGGTTTAACTCCAGCGGCAGTGAGCGCATTGACGAAACAGATTATTAATTCAACTACAAATGCGAACAGATCATTTACTGCGACAAGCGGTCAGGTTTATTACTTCGCATATCCAGCAGCGTACCCAGCATTGACTTCAATCTTGGATGCGAATGGTTTTGAAGTTATAACTGATTGGACTGCTACGACAGGAAACATTGTTGGTCTTGATACGACTTCACAGTCGTACAGAATTTATGAGTTCAACAATCCTGTAGTGGCCGGAACAACATCGTTCACATTTAAGCAATAGGAAGTAGACAATGGGAATACCTTTAAGTTCGAGTTTCACAGTTAATGCAGCATTACCACTCGATGATCGGGTTGTAACTGCTACGCTTTTCACTCGTGATGCGATCTTAGCGGGTCGAAGATTCCAAGGTATGCAGGTTCACTGTTTGGCTGATTCTAAAAATTATCAGCTTCAGGGTGGTATTGCGAACGTGAACTGGACTGAAGTCGGGACAGGTTCCGGCGGTGGTTCAGGGATTCAGATTACGATAAATTCTTTTGTTGGTGATGCGATACAGACAGTATTTACTCTCACGATTGCGCCATTGTCGAACTGGGTTGATGTATTTATATCTGGAGTTTATCAGCATAAATCGACATATTCGATTGCTGGTACGACTTTGACATTTACAACACCTCCACCGGATTTAACAGACATTGAAGTGAATATGAAGGTCCCAACAATTTACACAGCGTTGGTTTTACATACTTATGTTGGTGATGGACTTCAGACAGTGTTTACATTATTGGTTGCACCAACAAACGCGAATTTTACAAGTGTTTATATTTCAGGTGCATACCAGAATAAAAATTCATACACTGTTTCAGGGACCACTTTGACTTTCTCAGTGGCTCCACCAAGTACGTTAGATATTGAAGTAATGGTTATTAAAAATTTATAGGGGTGATATATGGCTTTAACAAAAATTCCTGATGTAATGTTGGTTAGCGGTGGAGGCGGAGGCGGCGGTGGAGTCACCTACACTCCTCTAAATAAACAATGGTCTGTCAGATTCCAAGAGAAGATCACAGCGACAACTTTAGATGATTTTGCTACTGCGATGACGAACCCTTCGTATGAAGAAGACACTATCAGCACTGGAATAAATTGTGTGACTTCTGGACCACAGCTAGTCGTAGTGACTTCTACTGGTGAAAGAAACTTAATTTTTGAAAGAACTGCTTCAATTATTGCGACTGGCATGGATTTCAATTTAGAAATGTATCCAAAAATCAAAAGTAATTTTTTAACTAATGTAAATTTAAACTCACTGTATATTGGGTCAGCTCCAGCTGTTTTACAAACTGATGTGGGTGTAGCAGCAGGTGATATTGATACAATTTATTACCCTTTGTTTAACGTACCTGCAACACCTACAGGAAGTTCGCCAAATCCGAATACTGTGTACATAGATTTCGTGGACAGCTCTGCTAACCCATCATATGTCCCAGAGTGGACATTTATTAATTCAAATCCACCATCTGGTGCTGGATCATTTACAAATATGTATTTTAAATATCCAACATTCTTAGGTTGCGCACCAGTCGCAACAGCTCCAATTTATACGACATTTGCTCAGAAGAAATTTACATTAGATAGTTATCGTCACACTGATGCTGAACTGTTTGATTTCACTTGCACGAATGAGGGTGACAGAGCATTTATTTTGTTAAGCCCTTTCGATGGAGTAATTACTTCAATTAACGATGCAAATGGGTTTAATATATTTAGTGACTGGACTGTTTCATTTTTAAATATTACTTGTGATGATGGTGAAGTAATTCAATATCGAAAGTATATTTATAATAATCCTTTACCAGTCGGAACTGTTTCATTTACTATAAAATCATAGGAGAATATCATGGGTATTAAAACACACTCTGGGTTCGAGATTCTAACACCGACCCCTTTGGATTTAAGAGTTCAGACTGCAACAACGATCACTCGTGATGCGATTCCTGCAATCAAACGATATGAAGGTATGCAAGTATATGTTATTGCTGACACTAAGACTTACGTCCTTAAGGGTGGGGTTTTAAATGCTAACTGGGTTGAACTTGGAGCTGCGGGTGGCGGTGGTGGAGCATTGTATGATTTCTGCTGCACACAAGGTCCTTTGGACTTAGGTACAACAATACCAAGTGACAATGTCGGTGCTGTTGTAAACATGTTTCAAGATGTTCAATGGAATATTGGAAGTATTTACAACACGACAACAGGTCGTATAACTTTACCTGTTGATGGTATATTAAGTTTAAATTTAGTAAGTTTATTTCCCCCTGCTACATGGGGGTCAGGTGCTATTACTGGATTTGCAATATGGAAAACAAATTTCTTTGGTGGTGTTGGTGCAACTCTTGAAAAAATTGCAGGAAGAAATATTCGCGATGCAATCATAAATACTCGAATGTACGTTGATGCAACAAATGTGAAAGTAAAAGGTTTGGCTGGAGATGTATTCATTCCTGCAGTTTTTCAAAACTCAGGCGCATCATTAGTTTTAGGTGGTTCAACACCTTCAGGTACGACAGGTACGACAAATAACGCTAACTCGTACATTCAGGGAAGTCTGGTTCCAACTTAACATGAACAAAATAACTGAAAGCACCTTTGTACCAATTAGTCTCTTGATCACAATCATTGGTGCTACAGTTTATGTAAGTTTTGCAATGGCAAAGCTTGATAATGTTTTAGCGAATGATTTGAAACAGGATCAGAAAATTGAAGGACAGTTTAGTTTATTGTTGGACATTCGTGACCGACTTATTAGGTTGGAAGAAAAGAGAAGATAATGTCAATGGATGGATTAAAACTTTGGTCACAATTACGAACGATAAATGTTTCTGAATATCCACAAGGTAAACAGAATGTAACATCAACTGTTCAAGGTTTAAAAAATGGAATGGATGTTTACGTTTTAAATTCTTCAGCGGGTGGTATAGGACAAACTGAAATCGTAAGTGGTCTTTCAGGTCCAGTCGATGTAAGTAACATCGGTGGAATAAATTCACTTGCAGTTCGGATCACTGATTTAGTTTTAAGTCATCTTTCTGATTCAATTGGAATTGGCGCGAATGGTGTGATCGTAAGTGATGCAGCACCATTCCCAGTAAAATTAATCCCAGCACCTTCGACTGTGACTTTAAATGCAACGTCAACTGTAAAGACTGCGAATTATACTGAACCTGCAAATGCTCTAAATATTACAATCATTTGTGATTCAGGATCATGCAGTTTAAGTGGTGGTCGAGTTTTAACATCAGGTGAGTCAATGACATTTAGCGCACCAAATGGTTATCAACTTTCAGCATTTGCTGTGACTTTTATTTCAGGACAATTTACGATTAACGTAGTGAGGTAACTATGAAATATATTTTATGTTTTTTATTTTCAACAATTGCATTTGCTCAATACCAAAATAATTCAGTTAAGATTATATCTGGAACTTTGGATTCAATTACGAATCCGATTGTTGTCACAATGCCAGCACCTCCGGTGGGTGGTTCGACTTCAGTATTGCAGACTGCAGCAAATGCTTCACTTGCAAGTATGGATGCAACGCTCGCTCTAATTAAAGCCAAAACGGATAACTTGGATGTTTTATTATCAACACGAACGAAACCTGCGGATGCGCAGAATGTAACACAATCGGGAGTTTGGAATGTTGGTCTTTCAACTGGTTCTAACGTCATTGGCTCTATTTCTAATACTGGTTTTGGAATTACTGGAACACTTCCGGCTTTTGCTGCTACCCCGACATTTAATATTGGGACTGGTGCTTTTGTTGATCGCACAACTGCTGCTGCTCCATATTCCAATCGACTCAGTGATGGAACATCTTTCTACGATGCACGATCTATTCGGGCACTGACTTCTGCTGACCAAGTAACGATTGCCAATGCGTCCATTCCTGTCACTGGCACATTCTTCCAAGCTACGCAACCTGTGAGTGCAGTATCTTTACCGCTTCCAACTGGGGCCGCAACGTCTGCACTTCAGACGACTGGTAACACTTCACTTGGAACAATAGCTACCAACACAACAGGTCTTGCGACAGAAGCTACTGTTACAACCTTATTAAAACCAGCTTCAACACTTGCGGCGGTAACAACGGTTGGAACAATTACAAATCCTGTTACTGTCAACGCTGGAACAAACTTAAACACAAGCTCATTAAATTTAGAATCAACACAGTCAGCACTAAGTGCGAAAGTGCCAACTGGATTAACTGTGACATCTGGTAGATTGCAAGTCGAGCTTCCTGCGGGTGGTGGCGGTTTGACAGATACAGAATTAAGAGCAACTCCAGTACCTGTTTCTTTTACAGCTACGAATTTCGATATTAGAGATTTACTTTTCGCAACTGATAAAGTTGATGTGACGGGATCTTCAGTTTCAATAACTGGAACACCTGCTGTCAGTTTGGCATCCACAACTATTTCAAATTTCCCAGCGACTCAAGCAATTTCTGCTGCAGCTTTACCGCTTCCATCTGGTGCTGCAACATCTGCTTTACAATCAACACAAGATGCTTCAATAAATACTTTACTTAAACCTGCATCAACACTTGCAGCGGTGACGACTGTAGGGGCTGTTACACAAATCACAAATGCTTTACCGACCGGAACAAATTCAATCGGACAAGTTACGGCAAACATTGGAACAACAGGCGGTCTTGCGCTTGAAACAACTCAGGTCGCAGCGAGTAATAAAATACCATCTGTGTTATCGAATGATCGAATGAAAGTTGAAAGTTTTCCATTACCAAATGATTTAGGTGTGACCGCTGTAGGTGCAGCGGCGGCGGCAGTAACTTTAACATTACCTGCATCTGCTGGAAACTTTCATTACATAGATTCGATAGAGATCACTCTTTATTCAACAGCCGCAAGAACTGGTGTTGCTGCGCCAATAACTTGCACGACTACGAACTTAAGTGGAAACCCTGCCTACACATGGGCGACTGCCGGAGCAATTGGAACTGAAAATACCAAGCAGTTACACAGTGCGAATCGTCCGATTAAATCATCAGTAGCAAATACTGCAACAACTTTCGTATGTCCGGCTGTCACAGGTGGTCTGTGGCGCATGAACTTGCGATATTCAGTGGGATTATAACAATGGCAATATACAACATTCATGAAAAGCAAGCGTTAAAAAAAGCAACTGACACTCTGGTTAAAGAGAAGAAAGCAAACAATTTGCTTTACTTAGTTGCCGGATTGATTTTAACTAATTTTACAACAATAGCCTATATCTGGCTTAAATAACCGAGGAGAATCTTATGATGGAAAAACCATTCGACATTAAACAATTGACAGCAGACCTTGCAGCGCAGGGTTTACCAATGGTTGAAGCAGCAGCAGAAAAAGCTGTTGAGACAATCTTAAACTGGGTTGAGGCTTCTGCTTTAATTCACCCGAACGTATTTGTAAAAGCTGCAGTTCCTTTAGCAGTCGCTACGATCAAACCGATTGTTGCCGATGCGTTAAATAAAATTGACGGTCAAGTAGGTTAATTCATATGGACTTAACTATAACAACTAAAGAATTATTTAATACTTTTATTGCATTAGTTAAGTCCTACGCCTTAAAGACAGTCATGGGATTGTCCGGCTTCAGACTTTGGGTTGCGAAATTAATCATTAATCAGGCAATCAATCTTTTAAAAAAAATTGCGGTACTCGCTGAACAAGATGTACTGACACGAGAGAGGTTAGCAAAATATGCCGAAATTATTACAAACCCTACTACGACACCTGAAGAACGTAGGAAAGCTGACAACGATTTTCTTTCTGGTAAGTAGTTGTTCAAAAGTAGGAATCGTCTTACACTCTTACGATGTTAAAGAAAAATCTTTCAACCGATATAAAATTACAGCGATTGATGAAGTGAAATGTGAATTGGTTTTAAAAGACCTTCCACCTATCGCGGCGGATGACCCATCACTTGACGGTGCAGTGCTTGTGACAAAGGAACATTTCGCAAGACTTCAAACTGATGCAAAAACAGAATGTGAAAATGCAAAACCTAAAACATCTAATCCTTAAATTATTTACTCCAATTCAAAAATGGATTCAACGACTCGGTTATATTGAATCCGAATTTACTGTTCAAATAATTCGGGATATTTCTTATAAAATTAAAGCTGGAGACGTACTGTTAAGTTACGAATCTGGACGATATACTTCTGCATTTATTAAAGGTGAATGGGATCATGCTGCGATTGTTGACGATGAATTATTTGTTATCGAAGCTGTTGGTGATAAAATTGTGAAGGGTAAAAATATCGGTGGAGTTCGACGTGTCGAGCTTCAAGAATGGTTATGGAAGAAGAACCATGTTGTCGTGTTGAGACACTATGATTTTTACACAAGACTTCAAGCTGCAATAAAATCTAAAACATTTATTGGTCGAAGTTATGATTATCAATTTAAACACGGTGAAGAAACTCTTTATTGTTCGGAACTGGTCCACAGTTCTTACAAACATTTTGATAAATTATTTATGATTGATATTTCTGATGATAAAGAAATTCTTCCAATTGATTATTTGAAAGAACCTTCACTACGCGAATACTACAACTCTCGAAAAGATTTATTAACTTTTAATAGTTAAATGAACTGTCTTTCCAGTGGGACCTTTAGTCCCTTCGATCAACAGTTTTAAACCCAGCCTGTAAGTTTGGGATTTTGCAATCATTCGTCTGATCGCAGACCCTACTACCGTCGATGGGTTCGCTGGGGTTTTCGAGTCCAAGTAAAGATGGTCTGCAATCTGTTTCAGTGTTGCTGACTTGTTCGTCTTTAAAAATTCTAAAATTATGTTTTCGTTTGTACTTAATTGTCTGACCATTTAAAAGCCTCTCAGTATTGTGTAAATTTCTAATATGACGAATCACCTTAACACCTTCATTTCGCATAATCAAGTCGGCAGGTGAAGCCTTTAAACAGGATGTGACAGTATTCATCCACTGGTACGTTCGGAGCGCAGAGTACCCTTTTTTATTCAGGTACTCTAATATTTCATTATGAATCACTGAGTTCATATTAAAAGCTTTTCAACTTCTGAAATGTAATAATTATAGTCAAGTGAGTCCCAATGAAAATCTTTCACATGATTACACTGCCTGACCAGTTTACCAGATTCAATTCCAGTTTTAATTTGAAACTCATATTTCTTTTTATTTTTACTGTGGATTCTTTCATCCCAAGTTTGCGGTGGGAGTGATTTTAAAATTGAATTATACATTTCATCACTGAGTCCATTCTTCCGTTTAAATTCTCCAGCAGCACCCTTGGGTTTCGCAATCTTAAACATCGGTTGACCTGACGTTGAGACATAATACCTGACAGTTTTAGAACAGACTTGATCACCAATATAAAGCTGCGCACCCTTCGGAGTTTTATATCGAAGCATAAAATCGAAAGGATCTGTGATAAGTCTTACAGCAAACTCAGGGTTAATATCATTGAGTAACACAAAGCGAACTGCTTTCTGTACAACCATAGATGAGAAATCTTTATTCCAAACACCATCGTAATCCTTGTCAGTTTCAGGGAACCAGTACGCACCTTTCGCTTTTACTTTTTGAGTGCGTGTCACAGCGATATAATTATTCACATCACGAATCAGCATCTTAGAGTAAAATGCTTCTTCAAGTTCAAGACCTGTCATCAACTGCCAGCTCTCTTTGTAAATATTAATCCATTCAATCGCTGACTTATGAGCATAAACAGTCACACCATCCGTGTTGACCTGAATCGGCTTCACGTTTGGAATTGAAAATAATAATTCACATAACTGAAGGATTTGAAGCTGACCATTGATTGTAATCTTCAACATATATGAAGGATCATAAAGTGGTGAATATGGATTGTTACTATTTCCATACGCACCATTTAGTGCGAGTTTGTACATGGCATTTAAAGCTGTACCCTTTGCGTGTTCAAATCTTTTCTTTTTAAGTGATTCGTATTTTTCAACAAATGATTCCCCAAGGTGCATTGGGTAAAACTTATTTACAATACCGAGACTTGGATAAAGTGAGGCAACATCCAGATCAATAATTTGCCAGTCATCGCTGGATTCAAACTTCTGGTTTTCGACTGACCCATGAATACCGCCGATACCAAAGTCAAAAGTAAAGCCTTTGATTTCTTTAGTCAGTTTTATATTGTCGTCACCATACGAAGTCCACGTCTGCTGCTCGAACCACTCACGGACTGATTGATATTCCTGATCATGAAACTGAATTTTCGGTAAAATAATTCGACCAAGATTCACACATGTAATGATTGTTTGATTCGGAGTTCTGTTATCAGACTTGTAACACTTATCACGACCAATCTCTTTAATCAGAAACTCAGTACCAATCTTTACGTCAGAGAAATTTAAAACATCCCCACGGATCATTTTGGCATCAACAATATCTTTACGCATTTTAATTAAGTGTGTGCATTTATCTAAAAACTTTTTAGTTTCAGCAACGTCATGAATATTATATTGAATCAGAATATCTTTTTCACGATCTGTCAGATCACGAACTTCAAATGGAAGATCCTCAACACTTTCAGATCGCATTGCACATTGCAGTGCTTTCAAAGAAGTCGCACGATTTTTATTATCGAAGTGATTTATTTTTAATAAGTCGATTTGTTTTAATTTGCGATCACTTTCCCAGATAGGCTGAAGTGCGTCGCGATTTGTAAAGATTAAGTTAGTGAGGTCAGTAACAGATTGATTAGTAAATGTCTCAGAATTAAGTAACAAGGTATGAAGAAAGTGATAGTCAAAACCAATGTTATTGTAACCCACAAAATAATGTTTTTCATAATACTCCAAAAATTTAATAAGTTCATGCTTCTGATTTTTACGATCAGACATTTCATAAATAAACCATTGATCTAATTCGCAATCATACCCGCAGAATGTGAAGATATTTGGGTAAGTTTCTAAATCATACACCATAAATTTCATATAACGTCCTAACTAAAAAGCCGAATTGGATTAGCTCGGCAAACACTATTGGCGCGGAAACATCAATAACCGCATCCGAAATTAATTAAAAGGGAGGAGCTTGAATTTCAGAAACTGGTTCAGTAGCTGCTGGTTTTTTCTTGCGTGAAATCCAGATGTGACCTGATTCTTCATCGAACTTAATTCCATAGTCATCGTGTGAAAAATCTTCTGGCAATGTTCCAAGAGCTGTGCACTTATCAGCTAAAGAATTGAAATATTCTTTTACTTTAACAGCAGCTTGTTCGTGAACAACTTCAATTTCAGCGTGAAGTTTAGTTACAGTTTCTTGAAATCCTGCCATCTGACTCATATATAAATCATGAGCTGCTTTGATTTCTTCGTTCTTATTTATGTCTGCTACAAATCGCATTTCTTTTCCTTTGGTTAAAACCCCGAACTTAATCGGGGGTTGTTAAATTATCGTTGACCGAATGGGAATCCACTGACTGCTGTTGGTTGTGGAGCCTGCTGCTGCATCGAAGGTTGTGGTGGAAGACCCACTTGACCCTGTGGTTGATGCTGTGGAGCCTGTTGCTGCATCGGAGCCTGTTGATACTGCTGATGCTGTGGAGGCAACACATTCCAATTCTGTGGAACTTGCTGCTGCTGAGGCGGAGCCTGAAAACTCATTTGTGCCGGAGGTATTTGATATCCAGCAGGCATCTGTGGTGCAGAAGTACCAAACATCGAATCAACACTCGGTCTAGAAATAATAGCATTACCTACCTGTTGCATACGAACACCCATTGGGTTCAAATATAAACCTGCTTTACCGCGACCAATAGCCGGATGACCTGCTACATTCAAAGTGACTTCAACATAATCGCCCGACTTAAAACCCGACTGAACTACCATATTATTCGTACCATCATGGATAGCATAAGCTGGTGCTATTCGCGTTTTGCAAGCAAAAACATTATGAAGCGCATAACCCTCTCGCGTATTGAAAGGTAAACCTTTACTATCAAAACCATCACCATCTTGAACTTTCCATGCAAAGTCTTTTGGATAATTACCTGATGGAAATATTTTTCGAGCTTCTGCTTCACACAATGTTAAAATCTCACCACAATGAGTTTTTGGTATTGCTAAACCAAATCCAAACTCAATTTTTGGAGACCCATCTTGATTGAATTGTAAAGCACCTGTATTCATGTCTTTTATTTGCTGACCTTTAAAAAGATCCCCAACTGTCCAAACAATGCGACCATACACTACAATACCTGTTTGTTTTTTGTCTTCCATTTTATTTATCTCCTGTTTCTGTTAGTTTTTTAGGTGCTTCTTTTCCAAACATTGCATCGGCATATTTAGAAGCATCCATTTGTTTTAAATTAAATCCTTTTTGTTCTTTGTAACTTAATGAATCAATAACTCCCTGATCAAACTTTTTCTTTTCAGCTTGAGCAGGTGACATCATTGAAACATCTGATAAATCAAATCCAGCCATTGTTTTAACTGAATCAATTGTCAGACCCGCAATCCATTTGCGATTTGTGAAATTAGGTTCAAGACCAAACCCTGAAATAATTTTACCTGACTTGATACGAGTCTTCGCAAGTTCAGACAAGGCTTCGTGTTTGATCTTGAACACATCCTTAATACGATCGTACATTTTCAACATATATGATAACCCCTCATCATCAATTGAATCCTGCACGTTCACATCAATCACAACATCAATCGCATTAAAATATGCTCTGTTCATCGCTGGACACTCTTGACCTAATGCCGGACAGTATCTGCAATGTTCTGAAGTCACAAATTTAGTTTGACCAAGTTCATATGCTTTTACAATTTCAGTAAGTTGATTGTAATATGCGGTCATCTGATCTTGAGTCAAGACAACATCACGAACCATTCCAGCAAAGTGATGTGCTCTTGGTTGAATCACACGAAGAATAATCTTGTCGTATGATTTCTGATTACGAATCATGATCCCTAAACCGTAACCAATCAACTGCCAGTTATTATCAACTTCAACTGCACGATGCCCATATTTTATATCCATGACAACTAACGTGCGACCTTCGTCTTCTTCCCAATTATAATCCACATGACCTTTAATTGTCGTGTTACTTATTGGGTATTCAACTTCAAGTTCTGCAGTCGCATGACTTGGGATCATTGGTAATATTTTATATGAAAAATAATCCATGTCTTCATCATACATTGTACCATTTTCATGATACGCACCAACTAATGCCGGAGTCGTGCCCATGAATCTTGACTCAAGAAAACTATGAAATGCCGTACCAACCATTGCGTATTCACCATCTGGTTGTTCAGGCGTTTCAAGAGCCATTGAACCATTGCAGACTGTAAACCTTGGAAGACTACTTCCGCGAATTAAAGTTTTCATTAGTAATTACTCTTTTTTGTGATCTTACCTTCAGCGATTAAATCATTATAAAGTTTCATCACTTTCACTTTATCAGATGCAACTGTGAAAATAAAACTAACTTCTAATTCCTTGGCTTTATTTGAAATCCACTCTTGATTCACAACTTTATCAACCAACAACTGATTCATTACTTTTGGAAGATTCGCAATAAACTCAGACTCCGAATAAAAATGTGCAGGTTGTTGTATTGGTGGTGCTGCAGGAATTACCGGAGGCATAGGAATATTCACTTGTTCTAATACTGGTAAAATTGGTTCAGCTTCAACAGCTTTTAATTTAGGTTTACGTTTTGCTTTTTCTGGAACGACAGTTAATGCTTCTTCCACAGTTTTCGGAAAAGCTTCATCATCTACGTCACACTCCAAATTATCAATGGCAGAAATTAGAGCTTCATCTAAATCTTTAACTTCCGGTTTCGATAGTATCGGAAAGTCAACCAAATCTCTAGCTTCCTGTTTTGCATTGATAGCCTGCTCTAAAGTCTCATACTTTAGTGGTGTAGTGCTGGCAAACATTCCTGTTAATCCTGCAATATGCTCACGCAATTCATCACCATTCATTGCTGTTATTTTTATTTCGATCATGTCCTTTTTCTCCTTTGTTTTGTTGGACTATAATATTCACTTAATCGGTTAAATCAAGCAAAAAGTTTAATTAAAGTAAAATTATTATTTGCTCACGCTTTGTTGGATCTGGGTTTGATACAAAATCAATCCTATTCCCCTTGTAACCCTGCCATTGTAACATTGTTAGCGCATGGTTTGTCCGGTCTTTAGACATATCATATTGAGACTTCATCTGTGCTATGATCAAGGTCTTGGTCGGAAAATTCTTTTCTTCATTCATTTGTTTAATTAAATTGTAAATAATTTCCACATAGTCATTTTCTTTTTCTTCTTTGGTTCGTACAATACCCTCAACTGTGTTGAAACAATACCCCTCACGTTTTAAATAATTAGGGTTTTCCATCAGACTACTTCGGTCTGTAAATTTTCCAATAGACATGACCAATCCTGATTCAGTTTCAGTCAGTTCATATCCAGATGCCTCTTTAAATTCTTCACGCTTTACACCATATAAAGTTTTCACTACACGCGAATGTGAAGGAAGTGCCGTACCGCCACGACCTGAAAACTGACTGGCATCACGATCTTTTGATGATGATTTACCGATATGATTAACCATTTCAACTCCGCAGTTAGTCTTATTTTTAACTTTCTGCATGAACTTAATCACACCTTTCGCCATATCATTTAGTCCGGCCTCTGCGCCGGAGAAAGAAGAAATCGGATCAAACACAAGTTTATCATAATTAAAAACATCATGAACTTTAAGTATCCGGTCCAGCGATTTTGGATTCGGATAATACATTCCTGATTTATCTTTGATCGTTAATTCTAATTCAGAATCGACAGTCATTTTTATATGACTTAAAACGTGTTCAACTTCGTCAGGTTTTAAAACCATCTGTCGCATGATCTGACCAAGAATCTGCTCCATTTTTTCAATGTCATCTTCACCAAAACAAAACATCGTCTTTAAATTCGGTTGGACTTTCAATCCAAGAAACCTACGACCCAAAGCACAGTGTATGGCTTCATTCATCAACAGTGTTGATTTACCCACACCACCATCAGCAGATAAGATCATAATATCTCGTGTTGACCAGTGCTCGACAAACTGAGGTCTTCGTAACTTATCTGTGGCAAAAATTCTATTCGTATCGGTGCTATTAAAAATAAAACCATGACCATCAACCAGTGCGGGTTCGGTAATTATGACATCAGGTTTTATAGGCGGCGCACTGTCAAATAGTAATTCGACTTTCGGTCCAGCTTTCATTCCACCATCGAAGCCAGAATTTATCGTAGCATTGGCCTCATACGTTGGTTTTCCACGAAGAAACGCAGAGTTCATTAATTTATCGTGAACAATCTTACGATCCAAACTATTTGTCAAAAGTAAAGTCTGTCCGGCCTCAAATGCACATAGATTTAAAACATCATTTGATGAACCTGCCGGAGCATTTTCAATTCGTTCACACAGTTCATTTAAAATATCGTTCGCAAAATTTAATTCATATTTATAATTCAATTCTGATTTAGGTTTTGCAGATTCACGTTTTGAACCTTCGATCAACCACTTCGGCGCATCAGCGAAAGGTAAATTATTATCGAAATTGTAAAGTGCAATCCATCCACCTTCACCGCGAGTATCAACATCACCCGCCACAGTCGATACGGTATTTCCGATATGCACATCACTATCTGGATATTTATAAATGAAATGTTTTCCACCGGAAGGTGTAGTCTGCGAAAGTGTTGGCGGTAATTCAAGACCTGCATTTTTAATATTTTCAAAACCATTAGAATTTTTAACGTCAATATCAACTGCAACAATATTATTTATTCGACCTGTGGGGCAACCCCACATTTTAATCTGCGATCCAAATTCTGCAATCCATGCTTGATGTTGAGCTGGATCATTCGATGCACGTTCACGCCATCCTTTTATGATTGGGACTTTTTTGGTCTTCCCATCGGTATCAATAAAAGTTGTGGCTGGAAATACTTTAAAGCTCATTAGTTTATCGTCCCTTAATTGGTACGTCCCATGTTTAGAAAAGGTGGACAAAGAAGCCAGCCGGAAGGACGAACCGACTGACCTCAAACTTAAAGAGCTACTTTAAGCCTGTCCGAAAATTATTTAAAACTAACTGCTTGACACTATCAACTGAATTAATGAATGACGCATAACCACCTTTTTTGATAATTAAATCAATGAAGTTTTTTTGAGCTACTTCCCTTGGTGTACCTGAATATTCCCAACCAGTTTCTTTAATTTCTAACGCTGTGAAAACTGCAACTGTGTTACCAACCATTTCAGGTGTAATCAGCAACTCTGTTACACCAATGTAATCAGATGATTTTCTAATTTCATTTATTTTTTTAGAAGTATTTCCAAGACCGAATCTAACCGGATGTCCGGTAGGATTTTTAAGTGCTCCTGAATTGTTACGAAATAATGTAATATTATATTTCGATGCTTCAATTTGAATAAGTTGACCCAGTTCAGTTTCATTTTCTGGATCAATCTGAACTGGGTTTTTCATAATTAGTTCGGTTGTTTCGCGCCAGTGACTATACCACGCTTATATTGTGGAGTCTTGTTTGATTCTGGATGTGGTTCATAAACAACACCAACTACAGTGTTGTCATCTTTGAACTCAACATTTCCAACTGCTCCGTCGATAATAAAATCAACTTTATTTGAACCTGCTGGAACTTGACCTGCTACAATAGGAATGCGTGACCCGTGAATAATAAAATCACCTTTCAATTTTCCGTCTGCTGCAACCCAAAACTCCCAAGCACCACTTAAAGCATATTGATAACCTTTTGCGTCTGGATAATCTCTATCACCCTCAGGCCATGACCCATCACCAAATCGGCCTTGTGATGCCATTGTGATCGGACCACTCCAATGACCAACCCATGACTTAGGTGCAGTCACAACTGGCGTTTCTGTTTTGTCGAAAAAGCAACCTGTCATTGCTACTGTTATCAGAACTAAAATCCATTTCATAAAAACTCCTGTGTTAAATAACCGTAATTGGTTAGTTTATTTATTTAAAAATTCCTCAAATTTGTTTAGCACGTCCTTAAGTCTTTGTTCTGTATTTCTAAAAACCAAACCACCAGGTCTTCTGTCCGCAGCGAATTGAATTTCCTCAACCATTTCCAAAAGAAGCGGAGCCAATAAATTTGCGCCCTTGTAATATCCAGCTTCAAATCCCTTTTGTAAAGCGTACATTTCAGTCATGCCTTGAAATGGAGAAAAAAATTGGTTATTCAACTCATCAATATCATGTGCAGTGTTTGTTTCATCAATCTTACTTTCCAGCCGTTGTTTTGTGGTGGTCATAAATCACCTATATAAATCATTTACAGCTTGCGGAGTGGGCTTTGATAAATCAATTATTTTCAGTCTAATCAATTCGTATGCCTCATCGTAAGTTGTGGTTTCTGTGTACTCTATATTGCCAGCATCCATTATTTTCTTTTGATTATCTGTCGCAAGGTTCATCTCACACCCCTTTTATTAACTGTTTTAATTTTGAATCTGTTTGGCCTAAAATATTCCCTGTGCTTCTGTAAACTGATTCCATTTTATCACCCCAAATATCGTTTTGACCATAGGCGCATCTACCGATCAACTGATTCAAAAAACTCGCTGTATTATTCTGCATTTCTATAATTTCCAAAAGTTGTGAAATTATCTTGGAGTCTTTTTCCATTTTACTTACAACAGACAAGTAATCATCAGACGTTATTGTACACAGCTTCAATTTTAGTTCTGCGAAGTTAATTATTTTGACATCCGATAATATCTAATCATTTCCATTATGATTTTTTTATTTAATTTAAACTCATCTTTATCCCAAGACGATGTACAGTTTTCTAATTCAAACTCATTAAGTTCATCAAATGTCAGTTTTCGACAGCCCCAGATAACGTGGTCATCAAATATCGTTACAAAATATTTAGTGTTAATGATTTGCAATGGTTTGAAATTGAATCCATATATAGAGCTTAGGTTCGCAGAGCTTAGGTTCGCAGAGCTTAGGTCCGCAGAGCTTAGGTTCGCAGAGCGTAGGTCCGCAGAGCGTAGGTCCGCAGAGCTTAGGTTCGCAGAGCGTAGGTTCGCAGAGCGTAGGTCCGCATAGCTTAGGTCCGCAGAGCGTAGGTTCGCAGAGCGTAGGTTCGCAGAGCGTAGGTTCGCATAGCGTAGGTTCGCATAGCGTAGGTCCGCATAGCTTAGGTCCGCAGAGCGTAGGTTCGCAGAGCTTAGGTTTTCGCCATATGCCGCAACAAATCTTGCCCCTTTTGATTGGTCCAATAACCACATGGCGTGTTGTTCTAGTCTTATTTTTAATTCACTCATACACACCCCAATTTAGTTTTAATTTGTTCGATGGCATCAACATCTTGCATTAAAAATACTTCAATCCATATATGATTTGCACAGTGTTTCCCTATGATAGCTCCATTTTGAATTTTTTCGTTAAGAGCTTCTAATAAGTTTTTAAATTTATCGGCTCTACTCACGGCAATTTCAAGCGCATCAATAAGTGAAAAAAATTCGTCGTGGTCAAGTCCATGATAAACGTATTTGTATTTCAACTCTTTTAACTTATCTTGCAGGTTCATTTTAAACCCTTGTAAGATTCGTCATTCGTTAAATCAAAGTATCTAAACTTATCTGACTGTCTCAGTATTTTAATTTTACCACCTTTAGCCATTTTATTTAATTTCTTATTGATATTTGAGTTTGAAGTTTTGTATTTGTGACGACCAATCCAACCTACAGATTTTATTTGCTGAATGATTTGGTCTTCAGATAACTCATTGTGTTTCATCGTTAATCCCCCAGTATTTTCTTCAATGATCTATCTGATTGTGGTTTTACACACCTGTCAGATCCACCTAACATGCGAAGTTTTTCTTTGTGTTCTTTGTTATATTCTCTCATTTTTTTATGTAAATTTTTATCACGATGTTTAATATCTAATTTCTTAGTTGTTAATATCACTGGGACTCCCTGTAGTTTTAAATAATTATCAAATATTGTACGAGCGTTTAAAAATGATTTATTTTCCAACTGTGAAATAGTATGGTCTATCGCCTTATTTCTAGTATCAAAATGAATATTCAAACTATGAACATAATTATAAAACCCACCCATAATTGGTTCACAATTAAAATCACAAAACCCTAGTCTTGAGTCTAAAACCCCTTTGTGGTAATAAATTCTTTGTTTCTTAATTCCTAAAATTTGCATGGTTATTTTAAATCCTCTATTAAATTTTTCATCAATAACGTACCCTGTGAAATTGCCTGTGAAATCGTTAAGTTGTTTTCAATATAAAACTTCTTATGAATTTCACGATCGCCGATTCCTTTTTCAGATTCCTTACCTGCCCATGTCGCAATAGTCTGTTTCAAAATATCTTGAGTTTCAATTCTTTCTTGCTGTTTTTTCGCAGCAGACTTGCCAGCGATTACACCAGCCGCAGCACTCACACGCTGCGCAACGCTCGCAGGACTCTCTAGAATCGTACATGCGTCCATTTCCCTGATTGTATCAGGATCAATCAATACTAAGTCACCATCGACCTGCTCCGGCGGTACACGCCCCCCACCGTCTGGGTTCTTAGTCACTGTAACTTTTTCACCACAGTACGGACACTTGGTTTCGACGCGATCGAACGCCGCAGCACATGATAAACAGATCCGAACCAATGACTTCGATTTTCTGCGCTCAGGTCGGGCCAGTGACCATTTTCGATCAAAGTCCGGCAATCCATGCCGCCGAATATTATTCACTTGGTCAATAATCAAAGCATGAGCCTTCAATGGTGACACCCGAAGTCCACGACCAACCATCTGTAAAAATTTACCGAGGCTTGCCGTTGGTCTGGCTAACACTACACACTCGACAATTTTTTTATCTGCACTGGCTGGAATATCAAAACCCTCATCAAATAAATCAACATTCAATAAAACCTGAATCGTATTATTTTTAAAATCAGACACTCCTTGAAATCGTTCGCGATCTGTCGATTCACCTGTTAATAATTTCGCAGGTATTCCTTCTTCGTTAAATTTAATTTCCATTTTCTGAGCTGATTCAATATCTGATGCGAAAACTATGGTCTGCATACCCATTGCAAATTTTTTATAATTATGAATCGTATCACCAACAATCTGCGAATGAGTCGCAGCATATTTCATTTGCTCTTTACTAAAATCAGAACTATTTGACTTCACTTCACCTAAATATTGTTCGTAATCTGTCTTTGGTGCTACAATTTTATATGTCGATAAAAAACCATGTTGAATCGCCCAGCGCGGAGTGACCCCAACAATCATCGAATCAAAAATCCCATCCCATTTTCGACCCAAACCTTTTTTATCAAGTCGTTCTGGAGTCGCAGTCACACCAAGACCTTTAGCAGTCGGAAACATTTCCAAAGCACGACCCCATTTATTACCCTTGAGCGCATGAGTCGCCTCATCACACACCCATCGTTTTATCTTAATTGCAAGCTCAGGGTATCTTTGAGCGCGTGATAATAAAGTATCGACAGACGCAATCACCACATTAGCGTTCATGTGATAAAATTGTTTACCATATTCCTGCCGTTGCATCCCAATAATGTTTTTAGCCGTAGCAGACGGTGCAATAATTGAGTGAACTATTCCTTCGCCTGCCAATGTTAAACTGATCTGTGCAAGTAATTCTTTTCGATGAACAATAATTATCGTAGGTTCAATATCTTTAAATATCCCAGAAACCGAAAGATCATTTACGACTGAACAAAATGTTACGGTTTTCCCACAACCTGTCGGCAACACCAACAAAACATTCTGATTAGTTTCCCACTCTTTATATAAACGATCTTTGATTTCAAGTTGATATGGTCTGAGTTTTTTCACTAGAAAAACTCATTCATCAATTCAGGTCGTTTAATGAATAAACGAATCATTTTCGCAACATTCTCCGGCATTTCACGATGTCCACTTATCCAGTAATTTACAGCAGTCGGAGTGACTGCTAGCAATCGTGCCATATCCGTAATTTTTAAATTACAAAGAGTCATGAGCATTTTAATATCGTCTTGCTTTGTGCTTGCTTGCTGCATAACGTGCCTTTCTAATTTTATTATCAATGTTATAAATACTATCCGGCTTGTGCATGATCGCCATTTTAGGTTTTATCCAACAATATTCGACACCATTACCATACGGACGTAATTCGATTTCCAAAATACCAGCTTGAACCATGTGCCACAAACATGTTTCATAAACTTTAATCTGATCATGCGGTTCGCCGTTAACAATCGTTGGGCCATCGAATTTATATTTCACACCAAGACGTGATCGCTGCAAATATAAATCAATAATCGGGAACCATCGACCCTTAGACACAGACAGTGCCAGCAATTCAATTTTTTTACAGTCCTTTACGAAATACTCCGCCGGAGTACCTTCAAACCAATCTCGTGGATAAAAAGAAGTGTAAATATCATCAAGACAATCTGGATCGCGGATTATATTTTCCACGAACAGTGCAAATATTTTTTCGGTAATGTAATTTGGATTTTCTAATAAAATCGCTTCGTGACCTGTAAAATCAAAAGCGAATCTAAACCATTTTTTTAACTCAGGTTTCATTTTCTGCGTCCCTTCAGAAATAAATTATTTAATAAATTGAATCAGTCCTATTTCTTGCATCCTAATTAAAATCGCGCCCACACTCGGTCTGTCGTGGACATATTTTGAATCCCAAACATGATCGCGTGGATAACCACCTAATTCATTACTCATATTAGTGTATGCCACAACGTACCCCGATAAAATACCGTGATTGCGATAACCAAGTCCGTTGTATTTTTCAGCAGCGGCAAGCATACCAGCCAAAGTCCATGCGCTCGCAGGCTTACCGATCATTTTTTCATGTTCAAAAGCCGCAACCGCTGAATCCTCCCATGAATCCCACGGTCCTTTACCAATCGGTACAATGGTCGTCACTTGATTTAAAGGTTGTCCATTCATCAAGTTACCATTGATACGATTTGATGCCTCCATAAAGTGAATAGCCCCAATGAAGTACCAAGGGACCGAAGTCTTGGATTGAACAGTCTCATATCGCTGTCGTAATGATAGTATCTTTTTAATCACAGTGTCTGTATATGTGATACGATCTGGATTTTTATCCAATTTTATAACTTTTGAAATACGATCCCAGTCCGGTGATTTGGTATTAATTGGTTCAGGGTTTTTTGTAAACAGCAACCCAACATCTAAATATCCACGGATACCTTTAGTTGTCGATCCACCAATCGCTCGCTGTGAATACATACACCCTTCGCCGTCCGAAGATCCGGCAGCGTTCGTATTGCACTCGACTGTTTTAAAATTACCAGCAGCATCTGCTGGACCCATACAAACAAGCGCGTGACCATGAGTTTTATCAGCGTAATTATACATAATACAAATCACACCAAATGCCGGACCTGAAACTCTGTTGCTTTCAGGAGTCTTGAACCACATCGACTGTGAACTCGCTGTTTTAAAAACTGGAATTTTAATATTCAATTCTTTTTCAGTCTGATCAATCGCATAACTGATCGACGTTGCACAATACGGTGATCCAAGATCAACACCAATCCACTTATTTATTAAATCAATCCACTTGCTGCGGTTTTTGCCTTCAGTCTCACGTTGACCCACATATGATGTAAAATGTTTCATGAATGTTTTTCTGATATGGTCTGGAGTAAACTCATACGATTCGGTAGCCCCTGCACCACTTGACGACCCACCTGTAACTAAAGGTACGTTTTTAAATAGTTGACCCAAAAAATCTAATATCGCTTTAAAGAATTTTTTCATTATGTTGCCTTTAGGTAATAGTTTTTAAAATATTTTTCAATTGTGAGTTTCTTATCGACACCGATTGAAACTATAGCCTGTTCGATCATAAGTTCACGAACAAATTTTTCAGCATTGCCAAATTGACGCTCAAGCTCTTTTAATTCGTTACGTTTCGCAATGTAATTGTGAACAGCGTCGATCACGTTATTTTGATATTCAACATCGTCTACAAATCTAGTTTGTAATTCTTTGGTTTTAAATATTTCCATTTTGTTTTGTCCTTTAATGATACATACCGTAACATACATCATTAAAAAACCGCAGACAAACAACCTGCGGAAAATAAAAATTACTTCATTTTTTTTACTGATTTTTTCGCAACTTTTTTAGTAGCAGCTTTTTTAGCCATAATTAATCCCTTCTGTTCAACAACTGGAAATAATTCAGCTACAGCGTTTAGATACAATCTAACCACCTCGCGAAGTTGTCCAGCGTTCAACTGCTTTTTTTCATTTTGATAAAAACCCATGTGCATAACGATCTTGTTTAAATCTGCGCGTTTCATGTGTTACCCCTTTTTTATATATTTAAATCAAGCAAGCGGTTTAGTGTCAAGATAAATTTTGTTGTAATAATTTTTTAATTTCAGGATTAATTTTCTTACTGGCAAAATCGTCTGTAGTTTTGAGACTCAAAAAACAATCATCACATAAATTGTAAGTTACATATTTATTTCCATAAAAATGCATACTCGCAAGCCTATCTATGAAAAAGACCCCAGTCATGCGTCCTTTTTTTCTGTCGTGAAATAAACACTTATATTTAGACATAGCATTGAGGTCTGAACCCATTGGTTCATTGTCTAATATTCTAATTTTACTCACGCTCATACCCCAATTCAAACAATTTATTTTCATGCTCTGCGCAGCGGTTACGACTGTCCGTTAGTTTTTTAGACAATGCTCGTAATTCTGCGCGTATCGTTCTGTTTTGGTCTATATAATACCGGACCTGATCTGCGTATCCTGTCAAATCGGTCAGTAATTTTTCATATTCAAAATCATACAACACTTTAAATCCAAGTAACCCTAGCAAATATTTCATGTAAATAACTCTCCATTCTTTTTATAAATACCTGTACAGAATTGGTCACAATCGGACCATTTCAATTCTTGCTTTTGTTCAGCGTCCAGTAAAATCCAATACCTTAACATAGCCGTTTCTTTGGCTTGCCCTGTCAACTCATTGAAATAGAATTTTTCGCCGTTTACAATTCGTGAAATTTCAATTTTTATCCAATCGTTGCACGGTTTTAACTTGTCAACAAACCCTAATATTCTTTGAATCGTTTTATTTTCAGCATCTGTTTTTTTCAAAAGGGACACTCGTCTGTATTAACTTCAAAAGGAAATTGGTATTTTTCACTGTCTGTATTCATGTTGCAATTTAAAATCATGTCACACTCAAGCTCTCTAATTGTCTCGCAGATTTCAGCGATATCCCCAACACTTTTTAAGATATCAGATAAATTATCAAACTGTTTTAAATTCTGATCTATTTTATATGTTTGATCTTTGAGGCGACAATAAGCACGTCGTATATGAACAATATAACCCTCTCGTAATATTTCATTTTTATCCATTTAAAACCTCATCATATTTCGGTTGATTATTTTTCGCTGCCTGTGATCGGCAGATATCCGCGCATTTCATGAACAGCCGTGCCAGCTCGGTGTAATTCGTCTGGTCTTGCGACCTCATGTGATTCGAGATCACTGATAGTATCGTCGTTAGTGTTGTCATAATATTCGTCCTGTATTGGAATACCATTTATGATTAGGCGGTATTCATAAACCTGTCTGTCACTCGAATTTTCGTAACTTAGATCATTATTTTCACGCATGCAAGCAACCCGACATTTTAGCATGATCTAATTCTATTCTATCAGCATATTTTAAACTTTTTTCATGCCTTGAATCTTTTAAACATTCTAAATCATATTCACGACCCGATATTGTCAAGCCGTTATTTTCAATCAATCGCTTAATTGTTTTTATATTTAAATGTTTTACGTTATCAGAAACTAAATTATTCCGTTTCATTATCATCAGCCTCTATGAAATTTTCAGACTCCATTAAGTCCTGTATTTGGTCTTCAGACATATAATTACAAAACGCTTGTATCAATATGTCTTTGTTAATTAGACCCTCATCAACCATTTCAATTAATTTAGTGGTATATTTTCGACTCATTTTAACACCCCTTATTTAAATCTTTACATTTTAATTCAGCAGACAACCTGTTTTTAAAACCAAAGTAATATACACATGAAATTTTGTCATAAATTGCTATTTTATTTTTATATAAACATACAGAATAAATCATTTTAAAACCTCTATTCTAAAACCCTGTAAAGCTATTTCATTCACGTCAATCATTCTAAACACGTTGCCCGTTTCGCTATCGTATAAATATTTCTCGCAACAATTTAAAAATTCAACAAGACCAAAAAAAGCAGACTCTTGATCGTCAAAATATAAAACGTCCG